ACAAAGCCTGCTATGTACATCGACACCGACATGCTGTTCGTTCTGCCGGTTAACCCGGAAGCGATTCTGGGCAATAAGGAAGTGATCTTCTGTCGCAGATCGTTTGATCGTGACATGGGATTCAACGGAGAACAGCGCGGCGGAGTGTTCAAGAAGTACCACAACATCCCGCTCGGTACGCTGTACCCCTATCTCGGCTGCGCGACGATCACGAGCAACTACCATGCGTGGAAGTGCATGGCGATTCTGATGGGATTCATGGATCAGAATCTGCGCTCGTGGTACGGAGATCAGGAGGCACTCAAGGTCTACTCGCACATGCTATATACGCACCTCGTTGGCGAGATGGAGGAGAGCGAATATGCCTGTCTACCGGAGCGTGCTGTTGGGGGACACGTACCCAAGATTCTGCACTTCAAAGGACCGGCTAGGAAGGAGGCGTTCCTCAATGCTTAAGGTCTTCATCGGATGGGACAGTCGCGAAGAGGCAGCGTATGAGGTGTGCAAGAAGTCGCTTGAGCTGCACACTTCAGTCCCGCTCGACATCACCCCCATAAAGCAGAACGATCTGCGCGAGCAGGGTATTTATTGGCGTGGGGTCGATGCGCTCGCGTCTACGGAGTTCAGCCTCACGCGGTTTCTTACTCCACACCTCGCGGGGCACACCGGCTGGGCGGTCTTTGTAGACTGCGATTTTCTTTTCCGGGGGGACATCGCGACTCTGCTTGACTACGCCGATGGGGCAAAAGCGTGCTTCGTGGTACCGCACGATTACCGGCCTACCGAAACGGTCAAAATGAACAACCAAGCGCAACACGTTTACCCCCGAAAGAACTGGTCTAGTTTCATGTTCCTGAACTGTGAGCATGAACAAGTTAAACGCTTAACGCCAGAGATTGTGAACATCGCGACGCCGAGTTATCTTCACCGGTTCGAGTGGTTATCTGACGATGTGATCGGACACTTGCCGATTGCGTACAACTACCTCGAAGGTTGGTACACCAAGAACGACTGCCCCAATCCGATAGCAGTACACATGACCCGAGGGGGTCCGTGGTTTCAGGATTGGACTCATGTGGAGTACGGCAAGGAATGGATGGCCGTGGCATCGACGCTATGAACAAGTACCAAAAGACAATTCAGAAGATTGAAACCGCGTTTCAGGCTGCGAAATATGCCGAGGCGATGGATCTCTGCAACTACGCGATCAGCCTATTCCCAAAGGACATCGTAGCGTACCGGGCGAAGGCTCGACTGTTACAGATTCAGCGGGACTTTGCGGGAGCGGAGAAATACTACGATGCCTCCGAAAAGCGCGGCAAGCTGACGGCAGATGATCTTGTGAACCGTGGCATCGTAAAGAGCGAGCAGCAGAAGTATGACGCTGGCATCGAAGACTTCACGGCTGCGCTTAAGATCAAGCCGGACTATTTACACGCTTATATCCAGCGAGGCGCAGCCAGTTGGGAGATGCGACGGTGGGAAGAGGCGCTTGAGAACTTCCGCAAGGCGAACGAGATTGAACCCAACGACGCCAACGCGCAGTGGATTCTCGGGCTACTGCTACTGCAACAGAACGAGTTCAAAGAAGGCTGGCCATTGTATGAAACGCGCTGGCGAAGTGATCGGTTTAAGAGCCGCCGTCTTGTAACCCAGAAGCCGCAATGGAGTTTGGAATCCAAAGCCAAGTCTGTGTTGGTGTGGGGTGAGCAGGGCATCGGTGATCAGATCATCTATGGTTCTCTGTTACCCGCTATCCGGCAGCGCACCGATAAGGTCACCGCGATGGTTGACCCGCGCTTGATCAAGATCTTCAAGACTTCGATGCCGGACATTGACTTCATCGCTAACAGCGATCAGGTACCGGCTGCGCTGCACGATGAGCAGATTCCGTTCGCGAGTGTGGGTTGGTCGTTCATTAACGAGAAGGACGATATCCAGAAGTACGCAGCCCGGAACTTCTTGCAGGCTGACCCGGAGCTAGTGAAGAAGTATCGCGAAGAAGCAGGACTCGACCCGAACAAGCTGACGGTGGGTCTATCGTGGGTGAGCGCAGCCATCAAGATCGGACCTCATAAGAGCGTCAACCTTGAGCAGCTCCTGCCGATCATGAAGCAGGATGTGAACCTAGTGAACCTGCAATACGGCAGCGACAAGAAGGCGGTCGATTACTTTAATCAACAGCACGGCACGAACATCGTCACGACTTCGGTAGATTTATACAAAGACATCGACGGCCTCGCTGCGTTGTGTCAAATGTGCGATGTAATCGTAGCCATCAGTAGCTCGACTGTGCATCTGGCCGGGGCGCTCGGGCGACCGGTGCTATTGATGGATGCGAACAAGCTCTGGTACTGGGGTAACAAAGATGGCGACCGAAGCCTGTGGTATCCCAGCATCCGCGTCTTCCCGAGGGACAACATGATTGCACCTTGGGATAACGTCATCGAACAAGTCACCAAAGCGGTGAAGGGAATGATCCATGATAGTCGATAAAGAATCCCCGCCCGGAGCATGGGCGGACGAACTAAGAGCTGCCCCTTGGGGCTACGGTCAAAGCCAAGCCAAGAAGGTTGAAGTTGCTTTGAACAACGTGCAGAAGGCAGGGCTTTGGGATGAGTACCGAGTCATCCACATGGAACTAAACATTTTAAAAGCTGAGTTGGAGTTGTTACGAAATGTCAGGAGATAAAGATGCCATCCGAGAATACTTGGCGACTATCGGAAGCCGAGGTGGAAGCGCTGCTACAGGAGCAAAGAAGCGACGACCTAAGGCGCACTACCAACGCATGGCCAAGCTCAGCCATGCCAAGCGAAAGGCCAAGCGAAAAGGGAAGCTCAATGAGCGATCCGATAAATCCTAATCATTACAAGAAGGGCGAGATAGAGGCGATCGACGCCATCAAGTCAGCCCTGACCGAGGACGAGTGGCGAGGCTTCCTGAAAGGCACCGCCATCGCCTACCTCTGGAGGCTCGGTCACAAGGATGCTGTGGAGCAGGACGCCCGGAAAACCCTCTGGTACGTCTCATGGCTTGCGGGTCAAGATCCGAGGGGATAAACTCCCCTCGTGCTATCTCCTGTAGAGAGTTGGCCCCGGTGTTGAAGCTTTGCTCCGCCGGGGCATTTTTTTATCTGTAACGCACCCGGTAGACACGACGCTCGCGCCCCGCACCGGGATTCTTAATGACCTCTTCCAGCACATCACCGGACTCGACAAGCGTTTGCAGGATCTCGTTACGATCGCGAGCCTTCATACCCTGACAGGCTTTCGCAAGCTGAGTGCCGTTCATACCCTCGGCACCGGACTTGCGAATCAAGTTCAGGATCTTCTTGTGCGCCGCTTCGATATCGTTCTCAGCAACTTCGCGATACAGCAGGTCCGCCGTGTAATTGAATGACCACTTCACGAGGTCATGCGACATCTCAAAGATCTCGCCGGTCAAGACCGGAGCACACGGGTCGATCGCGATCGCTTCAATCATGCCGACCTTCAGCACGATTTCGGAGAAGCGCACCCACAGGGCATCGTCGCTTCGGGACTGTTGAATCTGCCAATCCTTAATCTGGCTGTATCGCTCGAAGGCGGTACCTTCCCACTCGACGACGACTGGAGCCACGGTCGAGTTGGGGATTGACTGAATGTTGGTTAGATTCCCAGCACCGTGCGGGATAACCGACACCGAGTCCAGCATATCCTTGACGATGTCATCTGGCGGAGGCTGAAGCTCGGGGATCTGCGAGTTGGGATACTCCTCGAACGGAGGGACCAACAAAATGCGACTCAGCGTACCGTTATCCACCATGTCAAAGTTCAGCGCCGGGATCAGCGTTCTCGGGGTCGTGGTACCGAAGAAGTTGAAGTTGGGCTGGTTGATGTCATACCGCTGGCGATCGCGAGAGTCAGCGTATTCCTGACCGTGGTAGATACCACTGCTCGACGAATAGACCTCCAGCAGGGTCTTGATGATGTCGCGCTGATGTCCCGCTGCATTCTTCGCGGTCAAGCTCTGAAGGTACAGGCCCATCTCGTCAAGGTGAGAGATGCGCGACGGGTAATCAAAGAGCGTGCGCAGGATGGCAACGCCTGAGCTAAAGCGATCGCCACAGATGACCTGATTCAGGCCAGCCTTCATCAAAAGTTCTTTGATACGCTGACGGCTGTGATCCTTACCGGCACCGGGCTTTGCGACAGCGATCGCGAACAGATTGCAACGGGTATTGATCTGCGACATCGCATACCGACGCCCGAAGAGCGCACCGAACATGCAGAGCGTATTCATCAGCGCGAAGGTCGGTTGGGGCTGCTGTGCTGTAGAGTTAATCCAGCGAGTCACGCGCCCGACCAGAGACTGGCTCTGGAACCATTGGTGCGGGAAGTTCTCGCGGGTGCTCTTAACAATGTCCTTTTTGTTTTGTTTGATGGAACTCAGGTCCACCTCAACAGCGCGAGCCTTCTGCGGATTCAGGCTGAGCGATACAGGCGGAACCCACCCGTTCTGCTGCGCGTGGAAGTACAGCGAGCCAGCGCCGATCTTGGTGGGCGGAGACTTGCTGTAATGATCCCAACGCTGCCGGGTTTCAATCTGGTTGTACTTGCCAGAAGCCTGCGACCACTGGTCAAAGATGTAGAAGCCCTTCGCCTCGGTGGCGCAATAGATCGCCATGCCGATGCGGTTCCAGTCATCCCAAGACAGGTCCGGATTCGGGACGTAGCGCAGAGCATCCTCAACGGCAGCGTAGGTACCAACCAGCCCCTCGTAAGACGACTTCGCATCCTTGTCGGGTACGAAGATCTGACCTTTCGGGCTAAGCGATCGCTTACGCAGAGGCGGCGGTAATGCTTTATAAGCCTCCTCCGCAGCCTCCAGCACCTGCTCACGGGTCACGAGCGGGAGCCGCTCTAATGGGATCTCGTGCGGAGCCTCGAAGGGCCACTCGTAGGGCTTGCTGGTATCCGGGTGTATCGCGTAGGCGACAAACTGCTGACCCTGCCCGAGCACTTCGATCGGATGCAGCGAGATCTTGCTGAACGGCTCCAGCGTGCGGTACAGGTACAGCGCCTTCGGGGACTTGCCAATACGGATCAGGTCCGTCTGGCCAAGCTTCTTCTGGAAGACATTCCCGACTTCGATGGCTACCTGCTGGTCGAGCACATCGATATCGATCGCGACCACCTCACCCGCTAGGATGCCGATGCCGCAACCGGGCCACTTTGACCAGATATCAACGTGGAAGTTCTGAGCGGTGACCTCGGTCCAGCGAGCAAGATCACCCCACCTTTCACCGTCATAACGACCGGGACGCTTGGTACCCGGCATGATGGGAATGATGCGATAGCCCGCGTCAACGAGCTTCGCACCATACTGTTCCATGAAATTTTCAGACATTTTCTATTTGAACCTCTACGCGCTCCTCGCCGTATTCCTTTGAGGCAACGAGCTGTGCTACCGATGCATCATCCGCAAAGACGACGCCATTCAGGCCGTCCAAAATGGCCTTGACGATGTTGTCAATATCGGGACGCGATACATGCCATCCCGTCTTTTTCTTGTGGGAAAAG